GAGTGGTTCAAAACTCAGTGGAACCACTGAGTTTTGAAAGTTGGTGTTTAGTGATTAACGACTTTATTAGCCGCTGTTTTTACGCTTGTTTGTGTTGGTTGATTAAGTAGTGCTAGTCCTTGATCACTCAATTTTGAAGTTAGAGTCTGAATAGCTTTAACCTGTAACTCAGTTGATAGCGCGTCAAAAGTCGCTTCAAACACGTCAAAAGCGGTTAGATCTGATTTTCTTGTTATTTCATCAATTAAAATTAATTGATCATCGTGTTTTGATCCGGCTGTTTTAATTGCTTCAATAGCTACACTGTTAATTGATTCGATCTGAGTAGGTTTATTTTTACCTGTTTTCTTATCGGTATTTTTTGCACCCGTCGAAACCGCCACGGCTTTAACCATTGTAACTGAATAGTCTTTAGCCGTTTTGATCTGCATAGGTATGTTTTTGGCTTTGGCGGTAGTATTAAAAGTAAATTGATTGTTTTTTAAACTATCGCGTAAAGCGATCAAGGTAGCGTTAAAAGCTTTATTGTATGCAATCTTGTCACTAGTTCTAACTGCTTTTTGCTCTTTGTCGCTTAAGGTATTAAAAGCTTTTAATTGTGTTTTGTTTCTAACTAACTTGTATGTGTCGCCAATTAATTGGCAAGCCATTGAAGCTTGTTTAATTGTTTTACAGTGTGTGAAAATTTCAGCAATCTTGTCCGATCTCTTTGTACCTATTTTGTCGGCACTGTTTAAGATAGTCTTTAATGCTTTAATACTAGCCGTTAAATCATAATCATTAATCATTGTATTTTTATTTGTAGTAGCCATTTTGATCACCTGTTTGGTTAGAGTTTAATTGTACTACTCGTATGAGTAGTAATATCTTTAGGCGCGGCTTTTGCGCCTGTTCAAATAGTCTCAAAATATGCGCCCTATGTCAAGCCAATAGCCGCTATATAGCTTAATATGATATTAATTTATTATTATTATATTAATAAATTAAAACTCAGTGGACCCACTGAGTTTTAGTTGATAAATAATTGATCACCCCTACCACAACATTTTAAAAAACAATTGAAAAATCATTTTCTACTAGGTCGCTTATCAACGGGGAAAATTTTTTCAAGAATAAAGGGGAGGGTAAGTCAAGTTCGGAACCGAAACCGAAAATAACCCCGAAACCGCCACCTCACACCCAAGAATTTAAAACCGCCAAGAATTTTCCACCCTACCGAAATTTCATTTCCACCAGACTGGTCACCAGCAGGGTCACCGAAAAACCCACCCCCTATCAAATCCTTCATTGACAATTTTCACAGGTCATGGCATTTTAGATTTCGAACATAGCGCGTACCTAGTTGAGCAGGTTGTGAGTATCAGTTGGGTAACTGTTCAAGTTTCCGGTTATCCCTTCCTAATGACTGGCAACTAACCTTAAGGTATAAACTTTGGCCCTGAAGTAAAACTCAGGGCATTTTTTAACAAGTAGGTGTGAGTATGAGCCAGATACAAAAGACTGAAGATGACATTGTGGCTGTTAGGCCGACAGTGATTGCAGCGTTTGTTCATTATGTTTTTACCGGAAAGATTATTCAGCCAGTGGTTTTCACTAAGCCAGAATATTATGAGCGAGTGAGAGCTAATGCCAAAAACTAATACTGTAGAAAAACCGACCACTCAAGAAACCCCAGCTGGTAATAAAATTGTAGAGCCTAGCGACCCGATGGAACTTGGGATACGCGACTTCGAACAAGCCATAAAATATTCTGTGCATGACCGGACAAAGGCGATTGCTTTTCTGGTGACTTGTGCTGGCAGTTTAACTTTAGATGAACAATCCATGTTGCGTGATATTTTACCGATGGATGCCCCGAATGAAATCTTGGATATTGACTTGAAGGTCATGATGCAAGAACAGATGAATGCAGCGAGAGCTCTTCGAAATACTTACTTTAATGCTGACGGGAGTATCCGATTAACGGCTGATGTGAAAGAGGCGCGTGAGGCATTAAAGTCATCCCAGCAAATTATGGATTCAATATTAAAGAAGCAGGAGAAAATTGACAATGCTTCAAAACTGATGATAATGGAGCAGTCCCTGTTGGCAATTGCACAAGAGCTGCCTAAAGAATTACAGGAAAAATTTTACCGTCGAGTGGAACGAATTTTAGGAGAACAAGATGTCTAACGTAAAAATTAATTGTGCGAATTTGTTGCTGGCTGATTTGGATTCTGAAGAAAGAACCTTAGTCAACAATGTTAATTCGATGCGGCCTAACCAGATTACTTTGGGCCTCAACGATATGGTTGAAGAGTTATGTGCGTTGTACTTGGATGAAGAGGAAGCGGAACCTGAGGAACATTTTGATACAGAAGAATACGACGAAGACGAGGATTAATCGATAGAGTAGTACGGAACACTTAGCCCCTTGATTGGGGCATTTTTATATCGGGAGTAACATGCATACTATGATTGAGCAAACTAACATTGCGCGTATCAGACAGATAAGGGCGCGAACATTATTCTCAACCGTACTTAGCGAATACGGTATTAACAATTTAGATTTAGCTCATGCTCTGCAGGATAGGCTGGAGCAAGAGTTTAGTTTGCATAAGAAAAACTGCGAAGATTTTTGTGTCAAGAAACGGGAGTTTGATGCGGAGTGTGCGCTTTGAAAGTTTACATCAATGGCTGTTGGATTGAAGGTGTAAGCAATGTGAAGATAGACAAGGATCCTAACTCAAGTCGGTCAAAATTATACATGACGACTTGTGATGCGGATTTTATGTTGCTCTTGGACCAGTTGGATTTGAAGTTCTACAATTGTGGGACAGAGCAGTTAAAAGAAAAGCTTGGCCAGATACAAATCTGTCCAGACCATGAAATCGAGGTAGAAGTGTTGTGAGTGTAAGCCCCAGTGACCAACGAGAAATGCAATCCGGCTTTTTAAGTCGGCTGCGCTCCGCCATTGGGGATACCTCAGACATTAATCACGTTGCTGAGTGGTTATGCAACAATACCTCTCTCGATGGCGATTTATGGGGCTATAAGGACCATGAATACCAAAAAGAGATAGCAAATTGCAATTCTCACAAGCTTTCCATCAAAAAGTGTTCACAAGTGGGACTTTCTGAGCTTTTAGTGCGAAAAGTGTTGGCTTTTGTGAACATTATGACCAATATAAACGCGATTTATACGCTTCCTAGCTCTTCTTTTGCCAAAAAATTCGTGAAAGGACGCTTCGATCCGGTCATTAATAGCTCCAAAATTATGTCCGGAAACGTCAATCGTGATGTCAACTCAACCGAGATGAAACAGTTCGGTTCCTCGTTTATTTACATTAATGGTACTTATGGCCAACAAAGTGACATATCCATCCCAGCTTCTATGGTGATCCAAGATGAAGTCGATTTTTGCGACCAAAAAGTTCTTACCACTTATGCTTCGCGTTTACGCCATGCTAAAGACGGAGGATTTCTTTGGAAGTTCTCGACACCCACTGTTGGGGGATATGGAATTTCTGAAAGCTTTGACCTCTCGGACCAACGTATGTATTTATGCAAGTGCCACTGTGGTCATGAAGGCGCACCAGACTTTTACACCGATACGGTTATTCCTGGGTTCGACTTACCGATGGACGAGTTCCGGAAACTCTCGGTATCAGACCCATCGGTCAAGATTAAACAAGCGCAGATGCTTTGCCCGAAATGTCGGAATCCGTGGCCGTTAAGTGATCCGGCCAGAAGACGTTGGGTGGCTAAACGACCCTCAATTGAAGATCATGCTGGTTACCATGTTCGGCCTTGGGACGTACCGTTTTTCAATTCTATGCCTGTCATACTTGCTCAAGCGGAAGGTTATGATACGCACATGGACTGGGTTAATTTTGTGTTGGGTGATGACTATTCTGACTCTGATAATTCTTTTGTCTTGGACAACTTAAATCGTTGTACGGTGGTTTCACCAGTGATGCCAAGTGAGTCCGGCAGCGCGTCCGGTTGTGTTCTGGGCGCGGATATTGGAAAGACCAGTTGGATAACGATTGCTAAAGATACCAGCAAAGGTCTCGAGGTGATTTATGTCGAAAAAGTTTACGAAGTGGGTGGTACTGATATTAGCGATAGAATTATTAAGCTTTGTGGCATTTATGGTGTACGGAGAGCAGTCATTGATGCAGCTCCAGATTTTTCTACAGCAAAACGTGTGGTTACAAAACAGCCTGAGGGTTGGGCTTATGGTTGTTATTATATTGATACTGACCCGAAGAAAATGATTGATATCAGCGAGAAGGATGGAACCGTTCTTCACGTTAACCGAACCAAATCATTAAATGAGCTGGCGGCATTGAGTGCTAACGGTCATTTGCTTCTACCAAAAATGGGTGAAACCAAAATTGTGAAAGACCATTTGTTGGCATTGAAGCGAGTTGACCAAAAGAAAAAAGGGCTCACGGATCAGACAATCAGCACTTGGGTAAATACAGGTCCAGACCACTATGGTCATTCTTTGAACTACTGCAATATTGCGGCAACGACACTGCGGAACCATATTGGGGTTTCACAAAAAACTGTACTGCCATCAGTCGGTAGTGTAAAGTTGCAAAATAATGTTGACACAGATCGTCCCAACAGAGGACGACTTTTAGGATCAGAGTCAGCTGGTTCACCATTAAATCGTTCTCGGGGAAAGTAAGTGGGTAAAGCACCAGTACGAAAAGCTGTATCAACAATCCGCACGAAGCCAGGGCGTACTTCAGCGACTCCAGCATCTGGAATTGACAAAGGTGTTTTAGTTCCCTCAGTCGATAGACGTTCATTTCTAGAAACCGTAGACCAACTCAGACAAGCCGGAGATACTTGGGGGGCAATCCGCAAATTATCTAAAATTGACGGTGTCTTTTCTGCGGCAGTTCATAACATTGTTCAAGTGGCCATGTCCGGATACACCGCATGTGCCAGAGATTTGGAAGGCCAGTTCAGTACCGATGGCACTAAATCATTATTCACTATCTTAGCTCAAATCAATACGGTTTTTGACCATTCAAAAGGCTATGCCAGACGGAGACCATTGGACTCCATTTTGACAACGATGCTTTTAGAAACGGTTGTGACTGGTGGGGTTGGTGCGGAACTGGTTTTAGACAAAGCCCGTTTCCCAGATTATATTCAGCCACTCAGCCCAGCCGGAATAGAATGGATTAGTCGTGGAGATGGCACAGTTTTCCCAAGACAACAGCCAGCTTCCGGAGACCCTATTGATTTGGACATTGCCTCAGTCTGGTTTGAGTCAGCATCCCAAGATGTTTTAGAAGTTTACTTTTCATCTATGATGGAAGGGGCATTATCTGAAGCATTTTATTTTGATGAATACGTTCGTGATATCAGACGGTCTGTGAAACAAAGTGGTTCCACACGATTAACTGTAGTAATCGATACCGAAAAAGTAACCAATTCAGCACCGCAGGAAACTCAGGCCGATGCTGATAAGATGCAAAAATATCTTGAGACTACCAGAAAAGATATTGAGTCGGTCATTTCAGACATGAATCCGGAAGATGCTTTGGTCATGTACGATACCGCGACTGCGGAACATCTCCAGTCTGGCCTCGGGGTCAAGACAGATTATGTCCCATTGCTCAAAACGGTTAACGGATTATTATCCACT